GCGGTCTGGGTTGTCTCAGGAAGAAATGGCCGAGCGCGCTAACACGAACCAGGCGCTCATTTCCCTTGTTGAAAACGGCAATCGAACGCCAACAGTCGGGACGCTAGTCAATCTGGCATCCGCGCTGAATTGCACGTTGTTTATTGATTTGGTCCGCGACCCCCGAACACAGCGATAGGAGACTGTAATGCGCAAAGGAAAGTACGTCGGTGAATCGTCGGCTCGGAGCGCCAAGATGCGCAGCGAGTACGGCGGCCATGGCTATGCTAATGGCGGACGCGTGAAGAAGGGCTACACGGCCGGTGCCGCGTCTGGCGAGGGACGACTGGAAAAGAAAGAAAAGTACGGCAAGAACGCCAAGGCTTAATCGCGCCTATGAGCATTTCCTTCGACACCGATTTATCCGTCCGCCTTGCGGAACGGTTGACAGAGATCGAAACGGAATCGACCCGGACGCTTTTGACCGCGCTTCCGTTCGAAAAGTACCAGCAGAGTTGCGGGTTTCTGGAGGCTATCCGCCAGATTCGAGACGCCATCATTCCCGAAGAAATCGAAAAATTGCAGAGGAGCTAAATGCCGAGTGTAGCTGTTCTTGAAAGGCTTTCGCAGGCAACTGACCCGAAAGCCGCTCTACTGAAAGAGCTGGGAGATCTGTCCGGCGTACAGGAATTGATGGGCGCTCGTGTTTTGGTGGCGCTCTACGTCGGACCCGAGAAAACCAAGAGCGGTCTTTACCGACCGCAAAGCCAGGTCAAGGAAGACATCTGGCAGGGCTGTGTTGGCCTCATTGTCAAGAAGGGCCCAATGGCCTTTCAGAACGATGACAAGAACGACTTCCACGGCCAAGACCCGAAGATCGGTCAATGGGTCACGTTCCGGCCCGGAGACGGCAAGCGCGTGCAGGTCAATGAAGTTGACTGCCGCCTGATCGAGGACGCGCTGATCGATATGGTCATCAGCGAGCCCGAAATTATTACACACAAGTGAGGATTACATGGCTCCCAAACTCAAGCCGTTGAGTGACGAAAAGGATATCGCGGCGGTTCCGGTCAGCGACCCGGTTTTGGTCGTGCTCGATCCGACGCCGTCCGGAATGGAACTGGACGAAGTTGATGTAGCACCCGAGACAGTCAAGACTGTTGAAAAGCCCGAAAACGACGGTGCGCAGGCCCTGCGTGAGCAATTGGAGGCGTCCAAGCGTGCCGTTGCAGAGGCCAATCTGCGGGCGCAGGAAGCTGCTCGGCAGGTTCAGGACAAGGACCGTGAGCTTGTCGAGGCGCGGACCCGAACGCTTGATACCGAAGAGCACGCGGTCACGTCGGGCCTTGCGGCTGCTCAAGCCGAGCTTGAAGCCGCTTCGCAGGCGTTCGAGGCAGCGTTTGAGTCCGGAAATGCCAAGGATGCAGCCAAGGCGCAGGCGCGTATCGGCCGCGCGTCTTCGGATATTCGTGAGTACGAAAAGGCGACCGCTGCTCTGGCGGATCGCAAGGAACGGGAGAAGGCCAAGCCCGAACCGCGTCAGGAAGCCCCGCGCTTTAATAGCGTTGCCGAGGCCATCGATGCCGCGCCGAACCTGATGGATGCCGAACGTGACTGGCTCAAGGCCCATCAGGACGTTTGGGTTGATCAGCGGCGCAATAACGAACTTGGCGTTGCCTATGACCGCGCGGTTAACAAGGAAGGGCTGACACGCGGCACGCCCGAGTATTTCCAGTACCTGGAAGAGTTCATGGGCTACGCGAAAAAGCCAGCCAGTCAACCCGAAGAAAGGACCACTATCGTGTCAGCACCCGTTTCCCGAGAGAGCCGTTCGATGAACGGCCAGCAGACGAACAACAATCAGATCGTGCTGTCACCCGAACAGCGGGCTATGGCGCAGTCCATGGGCATTAGCGAGAAATCCTATGCCCAGAACGTGCTCCGTTTGCAGCGCGCCAAGAACGAAAACCCCGAAAAGTATGCCCGATAAGGAACGCCAATGAACGCCCGCACCACCCGCACGCCTGTTCGACAGGCCGAGACTGAAGTTGAAGCGCGCGAGCCCGTTCGCGCTAAGGTTCGTACCCGCAAGGGCGCTGGCGTTGATCGTTTGCATATCCCGCCGCAGTTGATCCCGGACGGGATTGATCTGCAGTGGGTCACCAATCAGGTGCTTGGCTCGCCGGCTCCGCAACTCCGTATGGCCTACGAAGTCAACGCATGGGAACCCGTAACCCCGGATATGTTTGAAGGCCGGTTTGACGGCATGTTCATGCGCAAGGGACACAAGGGTGAGATTGAGGTTGACGGTCTTGTCCTGATGTGGCGTCCGCTTGAATTGACTCTGGAGGCGCGAGCCGAAGAGAAACAGGCGGCACGCATGGCGGTCAACATTCAGACCGGCAAGCTGCAGAGCGGCCAGTTGGACGGCGTTACGCTCGACACCCAGCATCCAACGGCACGGGCCAACACGGTTGTTCGCCGCGAAATCCTCGCCGGCTCGCCCATTCCGAATTCGTAATAGCTACGGTCGGACCATACCCCTAGTGTGTGTGGCATAACCTCCGTTCCGCGCCGGAACGGTCCTGCCTGAAGTGCGCGAGGATCGCGCGTCTCAGGCTCATTGAGGACCGTTGAGCGTGAACCTTTCTATTCAGAACCAAACTGGTTTTGCGGCTGAGCCTCACAAGGCTCGGCTGTGCGGCTTTGCGCGTGGTGTCCAAAAGCTTTCGTTCACTCCGGACGATGGAGACAAACTTGGCTAACACCAATGCGCCTTTTGGCTTTCGATACTTCGGCCGCCTCGAAGGCGGTTCGCCTACCGAAGGTCTTTCTTACCGCTCGATTGCTTCGACCTATGGGTCTGCGATCTATCAGGGCGACCCCGTGCTTTCGCTCAACACCGGCTATATCTCGCTGCCGAGTGTGAGCACCACGCAGGTCACCGGCATTTTCTATAACCTGCGCTATTACAACAGCAATGTTGCGCAGACGATCCAGGGCGCGCCGTACTGGCCTTCCTCGGGCGCCGGTGGAAATGGCACGGCCGGCATTTGCGACGACCCGAACGCGATGTTCCTCGTTCAGTCGAACGGCACCCCGATCACCTTTGCCGATATCGGCTCGAACATCGGCTGGGCATCCGGTTCTGGTTCGACCCTGACGGGCATCTCCGGTTACTCGGTTGACCAGAGCACCATCGGCACGTCGTCAGCCCTGCCGTTCCGCATCGTCGGCCTTGCCTCGCAGTTCCTGCCCCCGGGCAGCCCGGGCACTGACGATACCGCCAATTACAACCAGGTCGTTGTGACCTTCAACGCGACGGACCGCCACGGCGGTACGACCGGCGTTTAAAGGAGCTTGATCCATGCCTATTGCTCTTTCTAGCATCCGCGATCTGCTCCTGCCGGGTCTGTGGGCCGTCGAAGGCGAATATTCGCAGTTGCCGCGCGTCTGGGACAAAATCTTCCAGACCCGCAAATCCAACATGGCGCTGGAGCGTTCGGTCTCCATGCGCTACCTGCCTGTCGCCGTTCTGAAGCAGGAAGGTGCGCCGACCACGTTCGATAATGCCTCTGGTGAGCGCTACATCTACAACCAGGAGCATAACGAGATCGCGCTCGGCTTTGCCATCACCCGCAAGGCGATTGACGATAACTTGTACAAGACCGAGTTCGGCCCGTCGGCCATGGGTCTGCGCAACGCGTTCCTCCGCACTGAGGAAATCTATGCGGCGGACGTGCTCAACAGCGCGCAGAACTACAACAACTCGATTGGTGGTGACGGCGTGGCTCTGGCCTCGACCGCGCACCCGGTCGATGGTTCGACGGTTTCGAATCTGGCTTCGCCGGCTGTCTCCCTTAACGAGACGGCGCTGCTTAATGCTCAGGTCGCGATCAATGCGAACTGGCGCGATAACGCCAACCAACGCATGAACGCCAAGCCGCGCCGGTTGATTATTCCGCCGCAGCTCGAACCGACCGCTGTTCGTCTCTTGAAGACCGAACTGCGCCCGGGCACCGGCAACAACGACGTGAACGCCATCCTCTCGGTTCAGGGCGGCATTCCGGATGGCTACGTGGTCTGGAACTACCTCACGTCGCAGTACGCGTGGTTCCTGGCGACCGATCAGTCCGGCCTCGTGCACATGGATCGTATCCCGTACGAGAACGACATGAGCGTCGAATTTACATCCGATAACTTGCTAGTAAAAGGGTATCAGCGCTACTCGTTCTCGTACAACGATTGGCGTTCGATGTATTTCTCCTTCCCGACCTCGTAAGGGGGACTCGAAATGCCTGACTATGGCGTCCCGACGAACTTCCCCGGCGGGGTAACGAACGTCGATCAATACAGCGCACTCGGATCGTACATCGCTCCCGATCCGAGTGCCGCGCATACGTTCTTTGACGACTTCGATGTCTTCACTGCTGCGAATTGGACGGTTACTGAAACGCAGGGGTCAGCTACTCAGGCCATCATCTCCGGTGATGGCGGGTTGCTTGCCCTGCGCAATACCAACTCGATCAACGATGTTAACGGCGTCCAGTGGACGAATCTGGTCTTTGCTCCAGAGACTGGTAAGGAATTCTGGGGCAAGGCCAGGTTCAAGCTCAGCGATGCGACCAATCAGGCCATTCTGATCGGCCTGACCTCGACGATTGGCACCGCAACCAGCACGGCGGCTGTGCAGGCGACCAACGGCATGTTCTTCTGGAAGCCGTCTGGTTCGACCAGCCTTCGCTTTGTTGTGGTCAACGGCGGCACGGCCACCACCACGACCGGTGTCGCTACTCTGGCTGACGACACCTTCGCTACGGTTGCGTGGGCCTATGACGGTCTGTCCACGGTCTCGATCTTCGCGGCGGACAGCCTGGTTGCCAATTCGGCAGCGACCAATCTGCCGACCACGAACCTTTCGCCGAACATGGTCACGCTTGCCGGTACGGCGGCGGTATCGACCATGACGGTTGACTACTTCTTTGCCGGTAAACAGAGGACCACGGAGACCACAGCATGAGCCGCGCTCGTCATATGAAGAAGGCCAAGGGTGGCGCTGTCTATTACGAAGGTGGCGGCTCCAATGTGGCCAAGGAAGCCGCTGAGAAGGAGCAGAAGAAGCACGGTGGCAAGGTCATGGGCAAGGTCATGGGCATGAAGTCCAAGAATCGCCTCGACCGCAAGGCCTCTGGTGGT